TGAGGATTTAAATCTTGGACGCAATTCTTATGCGCAGGTTCGTATCGCTGTTGACGGAACACATTTCATAAAAGGTGTAGCTGTATATTCCGATGATCTTCCTGAAGGAATTGATATTCGGGTGAATACAAGCAAGCCTGACGGAACACCGATGCTTGGACCTAAAGGCAGTGAGTCTGTGTTAAAGCCAATGAAGTTTGATCCGATTACAAATAATCCTTTTGGTGCAAGTATAAATCAGGATGATCAGGGAGAAAGCAGACATCCGCTTCGTTATTTCCAGACGCACTATATTGGCAAAGATGGAAAGGAGCATTTGTCAGCTCTGAATATTGTTAATGAGCAGGGCACATGGGATGAATGGAACCGAAATTTGTCCAGCCAATTTTTAGCGAAGCAGACTTTAGCACTTGCGAAACGTCAGTTATCTTTGGATGCACGTATGCGCAATGACGAGTTTGAAGAAATTAAGACAATCGATAATCCGGTTGTCAGAAAAAATCTGCTTGACAGTTTTGCAGATAATTGTGACTCGGCTGCTGTTCATTTAAAAGCTGCTGCACTTCCAAGACAGGCGATGCAGCTTATTATTCCATTTCCTAATTTGAAGGAAGATGAAATTTATGCACCAAATTTCAGAGACGGAGAACGCGTATGTCTTGTTCGATTCCCTCATACAGGACGGTTTGAAATACCTGAACTTACTGTAAATAATCGTTTTGAAGAAGGCAAACGGGTTATTGGTGATGTAGATCCAACCATTAAACGGGATGCCGTCGGCATAAATCCTAAAGTCGCCCAGCAGTTATCCGGTGCGGATTTTGATGGGGATACGGTTTTGGTTATTCCAAATGATAAACATTATGTGAAGACTGCAAATCCGTTATCTCAGTTGGATGGATTTAATGAGGAAATGCATGCGCGTTATAAACGTCCTGCGGATTCTCCATATCAGCAAATGACGCCACATGAAAAAGGTATGCAGATGGGTCTTGTATCAAATCTTATTACCGATATGACACTGAAAGGTGCGACACCACCAGAACTTGCAAGAGCTGTTAAACATTCCATGGTTGTTATTGATGCAGAGAAGCATGACCTTGACTGGCGGCAATCTGCAGAGGATAATAATATTCGGCAGCTGTATATTAAATATCAGAACCGATCTCAAGGCGGAGCATCAACACTTATTTCTCAGGCCTCCAGCGAAAAGGATGTTCCACATAGAAAAGCTGGAGAATCAAGAATTGATCCGGTGACTGGAAAGTCCCGGGTTTTTTATATTGATCCAAAAACAGGAGAAAAACTTTGGACAGAGACCGGTAAATTAACAGGACGCCGTGTATTGAAAGATGTTATTGATCCGGATACTGGCAAGCCGGTTATTGATCCAAAGACAAAACAGAAACTAAAAGAACCTGTATTGGATGAGAACGGCAAGGTTATCTGGGAAAAAGTTCCGAAGATGATTAAATCTCAAAAAATGTATGAAGTAAAAGATGCAATGGAGTTATCTTCAGGGACAAAAATGGAATCTGTATATGGAGAATATGCAAATGAAATGAAAGAGCTTGCAAATAAGGCCCGCCTCGAATCATATCATATTCGTCCAGAAAAACAAAATCCTTCTGCCAAAGAAACATATGCTAAAGAAATAAAAGAATTGGATACCGCTCTTGCGGTTGCAAAAATGAATGCTCCGCTTGAACGTAAAGCACAAATGCTTGCAAATAAATTGTTCCAGATGAAAAAAGAAGATAATCCTGAATTATCATATGATAAAGATAAGATAAAAAAGGTGCAGGCACAGTGTCTTGATGAAGCAAGATATAGAGTTGGTGCTAAAAAGAATCTTATTGATCCTACCGATCGTCAGTGGGAAGCAATTCAGGCAGGTGCAGTATCTTCAAACAAACTTGAAGAGATCCTTAAGAATTGTGACATTGATAAGATTAAACAGCGCGCAACACCAAGAGCTCCTAAAGGAATTCCTCCTGCGAAACTCGCAACGGCTAAGTTGCGCTTAACAAGAGGTTATACACCAGATGAAGTTGCACAAAGTCTTGGTGTCTCAATCTCAACTCTGTACAGAGCATTAGATCTTGATAATAAAGGTTAAATACGCAGAGCTATGTAAGAACTGATATGTCTAACATAGCTTAGTTCTTTACTTAAGTTTACTGATCATTGATCAACAAAAGGAGGTGATGATCTCGCATGCTGAAAGAAACTGACATTCTTCTTACAACGAAGGACAATCCATTCAATCCGTTTACAGAGTATGATGACTGGAAGTACTATGATGAAACAAGCAAACATTACAATACAGAAGCATACATTGCTCGTGAGGTTGGTTTACTTGATCCTGACATTAGTGATGAAGAGCTTGCACATGAACGTGTGAATGCTTTCAATGAGATCATCAGAGTAAATGATGAGATAGGACTGGACATTTATACGTTGATATCCCGGGAGGGTGAAAAACTAGACCCCACCCCATCCGTTTACCTGGAGCAAAATGATATGGAAGGCACCCCGGGGGAGGGTCAAAACGAGCCTCCCACCCCCTGAAATCGCCGCCCTCTTTAAAAAATCTCCGGGGGGATATTTTGCAGGAACAATCCTGATATCTATCTGGCCAGGTGGGATGTGCATAGTATGTTATGCGCTTCTCACCGGCCTTTTAGGATGCTTAAAAGTGGTATGAAACTATATCAAAACTAGTTTTAAAAGGATACATACCTTCAACAAACCAATGCAATAGTTTCCCAAAGGAGTTGAATACTTGATGAAAGCGAAGGCAAAAGTTGTCGAAGGAACCATGAAACGGCAGACTCCGGCAATAACTCCGGAGG